CGAGTACATCGAAGGCCAGACATTGACGATGCCGGTGCGTGTCCTCGACGTCGACATCGTGACGGCGCTCGGAATGGCCGATGAGTACACCGCCCAGATGGGCATGCCGACGAGGGCGATGGGCCGACGGTCGGTCAGTTTGACCCTAAGGAGATCCCGATGAATGACATCGAGCGCAGGTATGCGCGCGGCGCCGTCGAACTCAGAACCCTCGACGACCGCAACACCCTCGCCGGCTACGCCGCAGCGTTCAACCGATCGTCGCAGAATCTCGGCGGGTTCATCGAGCGGATCGCTCCCGGCGCATTCACCAGGACCCTCTCGCACGCCGGTGACGTGGTCGCCCGCTTCAACCACTCCGACGACTGGCTCCTCGGCAGGACGTCGTCGGGCACGTTGCGCGTCTGGGCCGACGAGCGCGGCCTCCCGTACGAGATCGACCTCCCCGACACGCAGGCGGGCCGCGACGTCCGCGAACTCGCGAGGCGCGGCGACGTCCGTCACTCCTCGTTCGCATTCCATTCGATCCGCGACGACTGGTCGACGACCGCTGACGGCACGCCGCTGCGCGAGTTGCGCGAGGTGCAGTTGATCGACGTCGCGCCCGTCACGTCCCCCGCGTACTTGGACACCGACGTTTCGCTCCGGTCGCTGGCCGTCCGGCTCGGCACCGGCATCGACGATGTCGCCAAGATCGCACGACGCGGCGGTCTCGCCGCACTCATCACCCACGAACTCCCACCCGTTGATAACTCGACGGTGACCGTGGCCGACCCGAGCGACCCTCACTCGGCCCCGATCGACATTCGCGCGCGGCGCGCGGAGTGGATCTCCCGCCGCTGAGGCTCGCAGCACCGCACCCTCACCCACCCGAAAACTCCAACAATCCCAAGGGGAATCACCATGTCCACATACACGAAGAAACTGCGCGAGGACCGCGCGAACATCTGGGAAGGCATCAAGGCTGACCTCGACATCGCAGCAGCCGAGAGCCGCAGCCTCACCGCGGAGGAGGACGCGAAGTTCTCGGCGGCATCCGCCGACCTCGACGCGATCGACGAGCGGATCAAGAGCCTCGAAGGCGCCGAACTGCGCGCAGTAGAGCACGACCAGCGCCTCGCGGAGATCGAGTCGCGCGGCGGCATCAAGCCGATTGACCCGCCGGTCGAGGACGACGTTGCGGCACGGGTGCGCGCGTTCTGCCGTGGCGAACTCCGCAGCATGGAGTTCGAGATGCGCGACATCGCGCCCCTCAACACGTTGGGCACGACGGACGGCGGCGACCTCGTCCCCGTCTCGTTCATCAACCGCCTGACGGACTACATGCGCGAGAACAGCGGCGTGCTCCGCACCAACCCGACGCAGATCACCAGCGCGACCGGCGGCAACACGCTTGAGATCCCGATCATCACCGGCGTGTCGAGCGCCGTCATCACCGCAGAGAAGAACCCGTTCACCGAGTCCGAGCCCACCTTCAGCAAGTACCAGATGGGGGCATACAAGTACGGCCTCCTCATGTACCTGACCCGCGAGATGGTCGAAGACTCAGGCGTCGACCTGCTCGGGTTCCTCGCGAAGCAGGCCGGACAGGCTCTTGGCAACGCCTTCGGCAAGGACCTCCTCGACGGCGCGGGCACGGTCGAGCCGTGGGGTGTCCTCACCCAGTCCACCAAGGGCGTCGACGGTTCGGACGCGGTCGCCGGTGCGATCACCGCCGACAATCTGATCGATCTCTACTACAGCGTCATCGAGCCGTACCGGAACTCGTCGTCCTGCTACTGGCTCATGCGGGACGCGACGATCGGTGCCATTCGCAAGTTGAAGAACACCGTGGATGGGACGTACCTGTTCCAGCCCAGCCTCGTTGCCGGAACGCCAGATCAGTTGCTCGGGAAATCGATCGTGACCGACCCGAACATGCCTGCGATCGGCGTGGACGCGAAGTACGTCATGTTCGGCGACTTCTCCTCCTACTGGGTCCGCACGGTCGGCGGGATCCGGTTCGACCGCGACGACTCCGTCGGATTCGCGAACGATGTCATCACGTACCGCGCGGCGATGCGCGGCGACGGGGTACTCGTCGATCGCACCGGAGCGGTCAAGCACTTCCTCGCAGGCGCCGTCTCCTAGACGGTCCCAGCGTCCCCGCAGCGGGAGGGAAGCCTGCCCCTTCCCTCCCGCTCACCCCGAAAAACCGTTGACACGACTGGAGAAACCATGAGCATGCACCTCGACGGCACGGCCCTCGGCCTGCCCTCCGACCCCGACGACCTCACCCTCGACACCGAACTCGCTGCCGGGATGCCCTACGCCGCGACGGTGATCGGCGCCCTCGACCTCCCGTCGTCGGCGACCGCGACCCCGACCCAGGCATACTCCGCAGCGTCCGTACTCAACGGCACCATCGCGTCGCCGACCACGGTCGACAACCAGATGACGTGGACCGTCGTCCTCGCCGCAGGCGCCTACACGCTGAATCTCTGGCATGCGAAGGACGCCGACCTCGGCATCGCGAGCATCAGCATCGACGGCGCGACCGCGCTCGCGACGAAGCCCGACCTGTACGCAGCCGCACCGGCGGTCAACGTCCTCGCGGCGATCACCGGGATCCAGGTACTCACCTCCGGTCGTCACACGGTGAAGATGACGGGCGCCACCAAGAACGGATCCTCGTCGGCCTACGGGCTGAAGATCCACGGGTTCAGCCTCATCCGCACGGGCGCCCTGTCGTGAGAGTGATCATGGTCGGGCTCGTCAGCGGGATGCGGAACGGCGTCGACTGGCCCGCCCCCGGCCAGTCCATCGACGTCCCCGAGCGCGAGGCCCGCGAACTCATCGCGTCCGGCATCGCCAAGGCCGCACCCTCGGCGCCGGTCGCCGAGGCGGCATCGGTCACGGTCGCCGCAGAGACCGCAGCGATGCCACGGCCAAAGCAGAAGGGGACGGGCAACCGCTGATGTCCGAACTGATCACCGTCGCCGACCTCGCGTCCTACTTGCAGCAGGGATTCCCCGACGGGGACACCAGCGCGCAGGGTGCGGTCGCGGGGGCGGTGGCGGCGGTCAGGACATGGACACGTCGAAGGCTCACCGCCCTCGACGAGGACACGTTCACCGTCGCGGGGTCGACGCGGATCCCGCTGCCGAACGGCCCGGTCAGGGCAGTGTCGAGCGTCCTCGTCGGCGACACCGAGACGGTCACGTCCTGGGAGATCCGGGTCGACGACTCCATCCGGTGGATCGGCGTCGCATCCGACGCGCCGACATCCGCCGACACCGTCACGGTCGAGTACGACTCCGGCTATGCGGACGACGACTACCGGATGGAAGTGGCGAGGCTCGTCGCACTGCGCATCGCGAGCCGGATCTACCAGAACCCGTTGGACCGCAATCAGTTCTCCGGTCCCGAGAACCTGTCCTACAACCCGGCACTCGCGTCGGTGTCGCGGCTCCTCACCCTCGACGAGCAGATGATGCTCGCCCCGCTTCGAGACCCGATCGGTTTCGCATGATCAACATCCAGGCCCAGGTCGATGTCGATGCCGCGATCCGGCTCCTCGACAAGGCCGAGAAAGCGACCGCCGACTGGTCGACGTCGTGGCCCGCACTCGGCGCCGCATGGTGGACGACCCGCGAACGCAACGTGTTCGACACCAACGGGCTCGGACGGTGGGCGCCGCTGAAGTACGACACCCTGAGGCAGAAGAAGGCCGAGGGGTCGAGCCAGATCCTCGTCCGCACCGGGATGCTCCTGCGGCAGGTCGCCAATCCGTCGCCGAAGGTCGCGGGCGCGAGGTTCGCCGTGTTCGGACCCGGCTCGCCCGTGCCGTACGCGAAATACCACTTGCAGGGCGGTCGCATGCCGAGGCGGTCGCCGGTCCCGGTGCTCAACGCACACGACCGCAAGGTCATCGTCGAGACCCTCAACACATCGATGATGGCGCGGATCCGCTGATGCTCGGCCACGAGTACGCCCGCACGGTCGTCCGCGACCACGTCGAGGCATCAGTACCCGCAAGGCTCGCACTCATCCGCGACCGACTCCAGGTCACCGACCCCGTCGACCCCAAGTCCTACGCCCTCCTCGACTCGCTGCCGATCGACGCCGCCCTCTACCCGATGGTGATGATCCAGTCGACGTCGCTCATGTCGATGCGGGCAACCGAGGCGGGACAGGTCGGCGTCTGGATATGCGAGTACGACGTCAACGTCGTCGCCGCATGCCGCGCCCAGATCGCCGGGCAGTGGGAGGACGCATCGCGCCAGCGCGACCGGCTGCTCCTCGCCATCCGCGAGTCCCTGATGACGGGCCGCGAACTCTCGCAGGTCGCTTTCGTCGTGACCCAGGGGATGACGGAGCAGATCGGCGAGGCAAGCCAGGACGTGCAGGGCAGGCCGCTCGCAGCCGGGCAGGTCACCGTCCGCGTCCGGGTCGCGGAGGAACTCACCGACACCGTCGCGGAGATAACGCACACGGAGGTCGCGATCGACCCCGTGACGACAGACCCAACGCTCGATCTTGAGGAGATCCCAACGTGAGATCCACCACGACCGTGAACCACGCGGTCCCGCCAGTCGAACCGTCCGCACCGACTCCCCCCGCATCGAAGCCCCGCGCCAGGCAGGAACCTGCCGCCGCGCCCGAGCCAGAAACGAAGGAGTAGCAAATGAGTGCAAGAGTCACGGTCTCGGTCTCGGCAGTCGCGACACCGCAACCGGCAGCAGCAACACCTACCGGGCGACTGTTCGTGATCGGACGCGCAGCCGAGGGAACCTATGCCGTCACGAAGGTCACCGGCATGGCACAGTTCCGCGAGGAATGGGGCGACCGCGTCACCAACAACCAGGATCTCTTCGATACCTGCCGACTCGCCTTCTCCGAGGGCTGCGCCGAGGTGTACGTCCTGCGCGCGTTCGGGCCGTCCAAGACGACCGAGGAACTCGACGACTGGGCGAACGCCGACTACGCCGACCTCCTCGACCTGTTCGGTGCCGACCTCGGCACCGGAGTCGTCGCCGTCGCAGGCAAGCGCTACTCCGACGTCGGAGAAGACCTTGCGGCGCATGCGATCGCGACGAACCGGCTCGCGATCGTCAGCCTCGCCGAGGCCGACGACGACGCGGACGCGATCAGTGCCGCCGGGACGATCGACGGCTACACCGGCGCCGATCACGTGATCATCGGATGGCCGTGGGTCACGATGCCGACCTCGAACGGATCCATCACCGCCGAGCCGACCGGCTACCTCGCCGGATGCCGTGCCCGCGCGCACGCAGGCGTCGGGGCTTGGCAGTCGCCGATCCTCGCCCGCTACGGCACCGCGCAGTACGTCAGCGGCCCGACGATCGACACCGGCGACGTGGCGTGGGAAGCACTCAACGACGCCGGGGTCTCGGTCGTCCGCAGGGTCGGCGGCGTCACCCGCCTTTACGGCTGGAAGACCGCCGCGTCCGTCACCGGCGACACCGACGGGATCCTCCAGGGCGCCCAGTACCGCGACCTCACGAACCTCATCGCCGCCGACCTCAACAAGATCGCCGAGTCGTTCGTCGGCGTGATCGTCGACGGGAAGGGCTTGAGGCTCGCGGAGTTCGGCGGCGCGATCACCGGACGCCTCGGGTCGCTCGCTGATGCTGGCGCCCTGTTCGCGCGAGTCAACGACGACGGCGACCTCATGGATCCCGGCTACGTCGTCGATGCCGGGCCGTCCGTCAACTCGCCGATCTCGCTCGCGACCGGCCTGCTCAAGGCCGAGGTCGGTGTCCGGCTGTCGCCGACCGCCGAAATGGTCTCCATCACCGTCACCGCCGGTGACGCCGCAGCCGGACTGTAAGGAAGGAACGACATGAGACTCGCAACCCAGGACCGACTCAGCATCAGCGTCTCCAGCATGCCCGGCGCGAAGTGGGACACCATCTCGGGGCAGGAACTCACCCGCGAGGTTCCGAAACTCAGAGTGGAAGCCGGGGGCGCGAAGTTCCCGATGCCGACCCGACCCGAGTATTCGGACCTGACGATCACGAAGGTGTACGACCAGGACACCGACGCCGCGCTGTTCAAGTCCTTGATGCTCGGCAACAAGTACGAGGGCTCGACGATCGTCGCGACCGAGATCGACCAGGACGGCAACGTCATCGCCGGGAACTCGATGCAGTTCACGGGCTGCGTCGTCAAGGCCGTGTCCCGCGACGACGGCGACGCGAACGGCCAGGACCCGCTGAAGATGACCGTGATGTGGGCCGTCGGCGGCGTCGCGTGACCGACACCCTCGACATCGACGACGACGTCGTCGTGACGACCCCCCGCAAGCAGGCCGCCGCCGCCCGTCCGGCGTCGCCGAAGGACCGCCTACTCGCGGACCTACAGCGGCGCCGGGAGGCGGCGGCGCAGATCGTCCCGATCGGATTCGAGGGCGAGGACTTCGTCGCCTACTTCCGGCTTCCGGACAACGGCGAGGAACTCGCGGAGGTCTCGGCACGATCCGAGAAGCGGGCCAAGAAGGACGGCACGAGCGGCGTCTGGTTCAACCGGCTCCTCCTCGCGCGCTTCAACACCGAGTTGAGGATCGGCGACGAGAGGCTCGTCGACTCGGACGGCAACCCGTGGACGTTCGCGCACCCGGAAGCCATTGCGTGGCTCGGCGCGATCTCGGCACCGGACTGCGTGCTCAAGGCGTACGTGACGGACGGCTTCGTGTCATCGGTTGCGCTACGGCTCCTCGCCAGCGCAGGGTTCGCCGATCGTGACGACGCCGAGGTGGTCGAGGACCCTACGCGGACTGGCTGAGTCACCATCCCTCGATCGTGACCGCAGCCCGATACGGGCGCATGTTCTCAGTGGACCCGCTGTCACTGCTCGAACGGCCAATCGAGGACCAGCAACTCGCCATCGCGGCGTACCAAGCCGCACTCAGGGACGTCGAAGCGAGGGGGTGACCTCATGGCCGGATACGCAGACCAGTTGACGATCAAGGTCAGTGCCGAGGACGCCGGGGTGAAGGCATCAGTCAACGCCATGAGGTCCGAGATCCGAGGCCTGGAGAAGGAACTCGCGAAGTCCAACGCCGAATGGATGAAGACCGGCAGGGGCTCCGAGCAGATCAAGCGCGCGGAGCAGCGCATCGTCGGTCTGCGTACTGAGATCGAAAAACTCACTGGCACGCAACGCAAAGCGACCGCGCAGACGAAGGCGCACGGCAACGCCTTCACGCGGATGGGCCAGCAGGTCAACAAGGCGCTCGGCGGTCTCAACAACCCTCTGCTCCTCGCCGGTGGAGGAATCGCCCTCGCGATGTTCGCGAAGAAGACGATCACGGCGGCATCCGACGTCACCGAGTCCCTGAACAAGACGAAGGTCATCTTCGGCGAGGCATCCCAAGCCGTCATCGACTACGCCGACACCGCAGCCGACAGGTTCGGCCAGTCGAAGTCGCAGGCGCTCGCCGCTGCCGCGAACTTCGCGAGCCTCGGCAAGGCCGCAGGTCTCAGCGGCGCCGAACTTTCCGACTTCGCGCTGAAACTCTCGGGGCTCGCCGCCGACATCTCATCGTTCAACAACATGGCGCCCGAGGAAGCGATCGTCGCACTGTCCGCAGCACTGCGAGGAGAGTACGAGCCGCTCCGACGCGCGAACATCCTCCTCGACGCCGCCTCGCTGTCGCAGTCGGCATACGACGCGGGGTTGACGAAGACCCTCCAGAAGACGTTGCCGCAGAACATCAAAGTGATGGCGGCATATCAGGAGATCCTCGACCAGAGCACCGACCAGCAAGGCGACTTCAACAGGACCCAAGACGACTACGCCAACCTCTCCAGGCGAGTCGCCGCCGAATGGCAGAACCTCCAGGCCGCGATCGGCGAGTCGTTCATGCCCGCCGCGAAGCAGGCACTCATCGTCCTCAAGGCAATCTTCGGGATCGTCGGCGGTCTCGACCCCGGCATCCGGGGGCTCATCTTCACGTTCGCCGCTGTCGCGGCGTCGCTCGTGTTCGCCGTACCGAAACTCCTCGCATTCAAAACGGCGCTCCTCGAAACAGCGGCGGCGCAGGCGACGGCGGCGGCTGGCGGGGGGACGTTCAAGCAGATGCTGTCCAGCCTCGTCGGCGGCATCAACTGGGTGACCGTCGCGATCGCTGCGGCAGTCGCAGCACTCGTCGCGTACACGACCGCGCAGGCCAACGCACAGGCAGGCGTGCAGGCGCTCCTGCTGACCCTCGACGAGAACGGGCGCGTCACTGCGGATACCGCGAAGCGGACGTCCGACGAGATCGCGAAGGACATCCAGGGATACGAGGACTGGCAGCGCGTCATGGACGCGACAGGGATGTCTCAGGCCGACCTCGTGAACGCGCTCGTGGAAGGCGGCGACGCCGCTGCCCGAGTCCACGAGAGACTCGACGAGGCGTCCGAGTCCAGCCATGCGCTCGCGTGGATGTGGTCCGCGGAGGCCCGCGCGCTCAAGGGAGCCCACAACGCCTACGAAAACCAAGAGGAGCAGTTGTACGACACGGCAGTAGCATTCGACCTCGCAGCGGGCGCGGCTGGGGATATCGTCGACCCGCTCAACAACGGTGCCGACGCCGCTGCCCGTGCGGCGAGGAACACCGAGCGGCTCACCGCCGCCGAGACGGAACTCGCTGACGCGATCAGCGCAGCCGAACTCGTGATCCAGCGGCGGGAATTGCGCCGCGCGCGGAAGAAGGCGATCAAGGAGTTCAAGGAGAAGCCGTCCGAGATTGCCGGTGAGGCGATGGTCAAGGCGAACCTTGCCCTCGCGAAGACGTACAAGGACCCGGCGAAGCAGGCCCAGTTCCTGATCGACTCGGAACTGGAACTTGAGAGCATCGTCGAGGCCTCGACCCTGCCCGGCAACATCAAGAGCAACATCGAAGATCCGATGCACATGGCAATAGTTCCGGCCAAGGAACTCCTCGGCTACCTCAACGACATCAGCAACATGACCGGCGCGCGCCTGAGATACCACCTGTACCTCTACCAGTCGGGCGGCGGCGGCGGGACACCCACTCAGCCGCATCAGCCGACGAGTTCCGGCAACTCGAACGACATGATGATCCCAGGCCGTGCAGATGGCGGTCCGGTGTGGGGGCCGGGGACGGGGACGTCGGACAGCATCCCGATGAACCTGTCGAACGGGGAGTTTGTCGTTCGCGCCGCAGCGGTGCGCGCGCTCGGCATCGACACGCTCGCGTCGATCAATCGCGCCGACAAGATGGTCGACCCCAGCCTCTACACCCGCCTCGCGTCGAGGGACGCCGCACGCGCCCCGGTCCCGCAACCCGTTGCCGTGCAAGCACAATCCGGTCCCGCGATCGGCTCCGTCGTCGTGAACAACCCGGCGCAAACGGTCGACGTCGAGCGTGCCGTCCTCACCGCCCTGCGGCGTGCGGAGCGGATCAAGCGGGAGCGGGGATGAGCGTCACCTTCGACCCCGCGCGGTTCGCGAAGATGACGTTCAAGACGGGCGGGGAGATCGTGTTCCCGTGGTGGCCCGACGAGATTGCCTACTCCACCCTCGCGCCGACGTGGACCCAGTTGCCGAGGCCCGGCAAGGTCCCGCTCCTCGTGCAGGAATCCCTAGCACTGCCAACGCTCTCCCTCGGGTTCATGCTCACGGCGCTCGGCAACGACCGCGCGAATCCCGACGTCGGATGCTCCGCGTCCCTGTCGCTCATCCGCACCGCAGCGTCGGCGGGCACGAGCGTCACCGTCCTGCTCGGATCCATCCCATCGACCACCTCGTGGGCGATCACCGAGTTCTCCTACACGGAGATCGAGTGGACCCGCAGCGGCGAGGTGTCGCGGGCGGAGGTCCAGATGGTCCTCATTCAGGAGTCGCTCGCGGCGATGCCGCGCGGCCCGGTGGCGAAGCGATGAGCCAGGGACGAGACGACACGTTCGCCGACACGTCCGCGAACGGGGTCCCGGCGCCGGTCGCGCCAGCCGGTCTCGCGGAGATCGACGCGACGTCCCCGGCACGCCGGTCGCCGCAAGTGCGTGCCGCGCAACTCGCACGTTCCCGCAGGCCGGATCTGCTGCGGCGGCAGCCCGCGACGACGCCGTGACCGTCCGAAGGATCGACCTCGGCGACCTCGTCATCTCTGGCGTCAACTGGGCGTACGGACTGGACGAGTTGGTGTCCGAGATCACGACGACGTGGTCGGCTGAGCAGGTCGCCGAACTCGCGATCGTGTCCCACGACACCGGCGGGCGGCTCGCGGCGACGAACCTCGGCAGGCTCGGCGTCCAGGTCACCTTCAACGGCAGCACGTGGTTCGTGAGCGGGGTCGACACGGAGTTCCAGAACGCCAACGTGGCATGGACGTTCCGGTGCCGGTCGCTCCTCGCCCGCAAGTTGCGACGCACGATCAAGGTGAGCGCCGAGCAAAAGGTCGCGCCGCACGAATGGGTCACCGCCCGCGTGCAGCAGGCGGGCGGCAGGTGCATCGCGCAGCCGACCGCGAAGGGCGGCACCATCGCGCAGGGCAACGACCAGACGACCCTCGACATCATCGGCGATCTCGCATCCCAACTCGGCTACTCGTGGACCCAATGGGGCAGCGCCTTTGTGTTCGGCTCCAGGCATTGGGCGTGGAAGACCGGCGTGCCGGGATTCCCAACCTTCGCCGTCACGTGGAACAAGAACGCGCAGACCGACATGCTTACCGCGTCGGCGACGCAGACCGAGGACGACGACATCACGTCCGCGACATTGGATCTCACGATGCCGTACCCCACTGGGCAGATGATCCGGCCCTGGCAGCGGCTCCGCGTGACCGGCCTCGGAAGGTACGACGGGACGTGGCTCGTCGACTCCGTCGTGCGCCGACCGGACGGAGTCACGCCCGTCGAGATCACCGCATTGCAGCCGAAGAAGATCGTCGTGAAGTCCACCGGGCGGGAGGGCACCGAATGAGAGGCGACTGCTATCGCGCCGTCGTCACTCGCGCCTCCACCGACGGCGTGTGGTTCAAGGCCGAAAGCCGTTGGCCTGCAATCGAGTTCGGGCCATGCCCGCTGCTCGCGAACTTCGTCCGCATCGATCAGCAGACGACGTCGGGCACGGCGGTCGGCGACCACGGATCCCACACCCACACGGTCGCGGCGGCGCAGTGGCTCGCCGACCTCGTCGAGGCAGGCGACGAGATCCTCGTCTCCGACCTCAACCGGGAGGACTTTGTGGTCCTCGGAGTCATACGTGCGGGGGTGAGCACCTGATGCCCATCTCCCACCCATTCCGGCTCGCGGGCGACCGGGTCGCACTCGTCGCCGAGGGCAGCGACCGCCTCGCATCCGAGATCGCCGCGAGCGTCCTGTCCGTCATCCAGGCCGAGCGCGGACTCGCCCCGCAGTGGGGGATCCCCGACCCCATCGGCGCGCACGTCCACGAGGTCGAACTCGCAGGCTGGATCGAAGTGAACGAGCCGGACGTCCGCGTGCAGTCGATCGACATCGTCCGCGACATGGACGGCAGTGTTGCCGCGCGCGTGCGCGCGACCTGGGCCGGAAGGAACTGACCATGCCGCAAGACCTGAACTTGACCTATCTCGACATCACCCCCGACGACCGGGATCCGCAGGCGATCTTCGACGCCGCCGTCGCGCAGGCGCAGGCGGCGCTGCCGACATGGGTGGCACGCAACGGGAACGTCGAGGTCGTCCTCATGGAGGCACTCTGCCTTGCCGTGTCCGACGCGGTCTACGCACTCAACCGGATCCCGCCGGTCGTCCTCGAAGCAGTGCTCGCGCTGTACGGCGTGGAGCGGGGGCTCGGCGACGCCGCGATCGGGCAGGTGACGATCACCTTCGACACTGCGCGCAGCCTGCTCATCCCGGCGGGGTCGCAGATGCAGGACCCGACGACCGGCATCACGATCGTCACGACCGCAGACACGACCGTCACCTCGGCGTCGACAGCGGTGGTCGACGTCGTCGCCGTCGATGCCGGATCAAGCGCGAATGCGATCGCGACCGGGACGTCGCTCGACATGATCGACCTCGTGCCGTACGCCGTGAGCGCGGCGGTGTCGACGGGGCTGTCCGGCGGCACCGACCCCGAGGATGACACGGCGTATTTCGACCGTGCCGCAACGGTTCTGGCGCGCGTCACGTCGTCACTGGTCCTGCCGATCCACTTCGTGGCGTACTGCCTTGAGGACACTCGCGTGCTGCGGGCGACCGCGATCGACGTGTTCCAGCCCGGCGGCACGCCCGGCCTCGACCTCGGCCACATCACCATCTACCTGTACGGCAGGGGCGCGCAGGTCCCGGTCGAGGTTCGGTCGGAACTCCAGTCCGCGATGCAGGCGATGAGCAGCATGATGCTCACCGTCCACGTCGAGCCAGCCGTCATCGTCACCCAGGACGTCGAGGTCGACGTCGTGAAACTCGACGGCTACGCGAGCGAGGACATCGCCGCTGCCGTCGAGGCCGCGCTCACCGCGTACCTGTCGACGGACACGTGGGCGTGGGGCGAGGACATCCTGCCAGCGCAACTCATCTCCGTCATCGACCAACTTCCAGGCGTCGACTACACCGACGGCGTGACCACCCCGTCCGGCACTGTGGCCGTCGATGTCGACGAACTCGTTCAGGTCGGCACGATCACGGTCAACGTCGCATGACGTCGCCGGGCCTCGACATGACGTGGGACCGGCTGCCGGACTACGTCACCGCCGCAGACGGCGACAACGGCACGCTGTTCAAGTGGCTGGGATCCATTGCGGCGCAACTGGATCCGGCGCTCCGCATCCTCGACTCAGCGGACCCGAACACGTCCGTGTCGGGGACGTGCGAGATCGCGAACGCGGCGATGGCGCCGAGGTCATCGGACCCGAATGCCAATTGGCTCGGATGGCTCGGGTGGCTCGTCGGGATCGACACCACGAGCATCGGCGCCCCGTACGTCAGGGCGGCGGTGACCGCTGCGATCACGACGCAGCGTCGCGGCTCGATCGGGGCGATGCGGGACGCCGTCAAGCGGACCCTCACCGGCGGGCAGTCGGTGAAGATCTACGTCAACTACAGCGGCACCGATCCGTATTTGATCAACGTGATCACGACGACGTCGCAGACACCGGACGAGGCAGCGACGCTCGCCGCTGCCATGTCGGAGAAGCCAGCCGGTGCGACGCTCGACCTGACCGTGACGGAGGGCTCAATCTATTTGGAGATCGCCGCCGACTTCTCGACCTACGGCGAACTCGCCGCGACGTTCGACACGTACACCGACCTGAATCAGTACGACAGCCCGTAGGAGGCGAAATGCCGACCAGCACCAAGGGGTATCCGTACCCCGCCGACGCCGACGACGTCGATGTCCCAGGCGACATGCAGATCCTGGCCGACTTCATCGATTTGTCGCCGGGCGTCACGTCGATGTCGCAGTCGACCATCGACGGCCTGAGCGGCGCGCAGAAGTGGGCGGGCCGCATCGTGTGGAACACGACATCCTCAAAGTTGCAGCGATGCAATGGGTCGACGTGGGCCGACCTGACGATCGCGAGCGACCTCGGGTCGTATGCCACGACCACGAATCTGTCGGACCACGCATCAGATACGACCGCGATCCACGGCATCGCCGACACGTCGGCGCTCGCCACGGCGACGAACCTGTCCGACCACGCGAGCGACTCGACGTCGATCCACGGGATCGCGGACACGAGCCAACTCGCGACCCTCGCCGACATCTACGCCCGCGACGAGGCGGGTCACCTGATCGCCACATCCGTCTTCACCTGAGGCTGAGGAGCACTCGATGGCAACGTTCACCAAGAAGATCCTGTCGGGATCCACCGACGGTCGGGGCATCCTCGTCGTTGCGACGGCGACGCCCGGCACGACGATCCACACTGCGTCGTCGACCCCGGCGACGATTCAGGAGATCTGGCTGTACGCCAGCAACGCGGACTCCGCTGCCTACACACTGAATGTCGAGTGGGGCGGCGTGACCGCGCTCGCCGACAACATCAAGGTCACGATGGCAGCATCCAGCGGTCTCATCCTCATCGCCCCCGGCATCATCCTGAAAGGCAACTCGACGCCGTTGATCGTCAAGGCGTATGCCGGGACGACGAACAAGGTGAGCATCTTCGGCTACGTGAACGAGATCGCCTGATGAGCAGATTTGGGGCACAGGCTCGCCCCGCCTCCAGAGTGCAGGACTGGATGAGCATCTCCTCGGGCGGGTCGGCGCCCAAGGCCGTCGTGTCGGGCACGACCGGATCGCCGACGATCACGAACAACGTCGACTGCTACGGCCTCGGCGTCCTCCACACCACGTACCGCTGGACAGGCGACGGCACAATCACGTTCTCCGTGCCCGGCCCGGTCTACGTGCTCTTGCAGGGCGGCGGCGGTGGCGGCGGCTATCACAATTCCAGTTCCCTGGCGGGGGGCGGTGGTGGAGGCGGCGGGATGCAGTCGCCGAGCAAGACCGTCATCGCGGTCACCGCAGAGTCATGGACCGTGGAAGTCGGCGCTGGCGGCGGCGACTGGGAACTCGGGTACGACACCTACTTCTGGAAGACCAGCGACGGCACGGGCGGGCTCGGGGTGCTCGGCGGCGGCTCCGGCGGCCTTGCCCGGAACGTGTACGCAGCCGGAGGCGACGGCGGCTGCGGCGGCGGCGCCGGGTCATGGGAGTCGGCTCTCGGGTCCGGCACGGCGGCAGGCGGCTACGGGTTCAACGCGAAGGACGGCGGCGGCGGCGGCGCATGGCCCGCCGAATCCAAGTGGTCCGGCGGTGGCGGCGGCGGCGTCTCCGCAGCCGGAGGCGACGGCGAAATCGTCAGGGGCCAAGCCGGGAACGGCGGGAACGGACGATCCAACAGCATCACCGGATCGTCGGTGACCAGAGGCGGCGGCGGCGGCGGCAGCGGAAACGTGTCATCGGGATCCGGGGGAACAGGCGGCGGCGGCAACGGCGGCACGACCACCGGCGGGGACGGCTCGAACGGGTCCGCGAACACCGGCGGCGGTGGCGGCGGCGGCGGCGGCAACGGCGGGAACGGCGGCAGCGGTGAGGTCATCATCGCCGTCCCGAACTAGCAGGAGGAAGTGGCACATGGCGCACATGGCGCACATCGACTCGAACAACAAGGTAACGGCGGTCCATGCGGTGGCGAACGAGGCGATCGGCGGCGGGGTCTTCCCCGATGACGAGCCGACCGCCCAGGCATTCATGGCGACCCTCGGCTTGGAAAGACGCGGGTACACCGGCACTTGGCTGATGACGAGTTACAACAACAACTTTCGGGGCAGGTTCGCGGGGCGGCGCAGCCGGTACGACCCCGACCTCGACGAGTTCGTCCGCGACGATGCCTGACGTCCGGCCCGTCACCCTCGCACTCACGATCGCGGCGCTGTCGCTCGGCGCCGGATGGCTCGCGAAGGGCGACTACGTCATTCTCGGCTGGGTCGCGCTCGCGACCGCTGCGGTCATGGTCGCCGCGTGGGCACTCGACCGGGCGGTCGTGATGCGCGCGAGCATGCTCGTGTCCGTCGCCCTGTGGACGTACGCCGCATACGCGGCGATCGTCATCGTCGGATCCCCGACGTCCGCGATGCTCGCCGTCGCGTGGGCCGTCCTCGCGGGCGGCACCTACCTCGTCGGCATCGAGTACCCGCGACCTCGGCCATGACATTCGAGGAGATCCTCGGCATCGTCGTCGCGACGATCGTCGCCATCGCCCTGCGATGGGCGGCATACAGGTGGCCGCTGCCCGAACCCAAGCACCGCAACCGAAACCGACCGAAGGGGTAGAGCCATGTGGACGTTGTACTTCTGGCAGGACGCAGGCGAACGCGCCATCAGGACAGCGGCTCAGGCGGTCATCGCCCTGTGGGCCGGGTCCGTCACCGGGATCCTCGACGTCGACTGGATCGCGACATTGAGCGTCAGCGCATTCGCGGGCGTCCTCTCAATCCTCATGTCGATCGCCGCGACGAAGCGGGGCGACGACGAGTCCGCGTCATTCCTCGTGGACCGATGATGGCGACGACACTGTCGGGCCATCCGGCGCTGCGACCGTACGACCCTCGCCTGCGGACCCGCAAGGTCCCCGGCAGGCCCGTCAGCCTGCGAGCGCACTGGGCGGCACTGCCGCTCATGCTGCGCGCGAGCGTGCTCCTCGACCAGGTCTGCCAGATCAGGACTTCAGATAGTGGGTCCTATAACTACCGATACCCGAGGGGCTCCACCAGCGGCCCGATGTCCGACCACTGCGGCTGGGCATTCGAGCATTGGACTCTGCGGATCGGCAGGGTCGGATTCCCCACTCACATGAGCCGCGCGGAGGCGGCGGCGATCAGCGACATCCTGCGCCGGTTCCACACCGGCGATGGGCGAGTCGTCTTCGGCTGGGGCGCGAGCGACCAGTCGCCAGGCGTCGACTACCCACTGACGTACTCGCGACTCAGCGATCCGATGCACATGTTCGTCGCACCCGGCATCACCGTCACCGACCTCAAGACCGTCCGCGCACGCATGCGGATCAACACGGACGGCACCATCGGATGAGCACCAAGTACGAGATCGTCTTCGAGGCGTCCGGCACCGTCGGACCCGGCACCGCCACCAACACCATTGATACTGAAGGAGAATCGACATGACCGTAGGCGTCTCGACCGTGAACACCGCGAACGCTTGGCTGAACTGCATCCGAGCGTCGGGCGCCACGCGCACCGTCGTCGCGGGCATCTTCGTCAAGTTGCACACCGCCGACCCCGGCGCATCGGGCGCGACCGCAGCCGCAGTCGGATCCACGACCCGAGTCGCGATGACGCAGGGCGCGGCATCGGGCGGCGCCATCGCCTTGAATGGCACCGCCCCGGTGTGGACGAACGGCGGGACCAGCGAGACGATCAGCCACATCAGCGTGTGGGACGACGTGTCTGCGGGCAACTTCCTCTACAGCGTCGCGTTGACGACGCCGCAGGCCTGGGTGTCCGGCAACACGTTCACGCTCAACACTTGCGGGGTCAGCATCGCGCCGCTCGCCGCATAGACCGAGACCAACAAGGAGGGGGGTGAGCCGTGGCGATCCGAGTCGGTCACCCCCCTCGCCTGACGACGGGCCGGGACCGTGGCAACGACCGCTAACGACGGCGCGGGCTGGACCAACGTCTCGGGCACCGCGTTCGCGTCGACAGCGTCGAACTACGACGGCCTCGCGACGACGTACGGGACGCTCACGACCACGACGACCGGCGACCACGTCGGCGACGTCACCGGCTATGACTTCGGCGGCATCATTCAGGACACGGACAACCTCGTTTCCGTCGTCGTCAACGTCCAGCAGTACGTCGCGAACGCTGCGAGGTGGAACAACCCCACGGTGCAGGCGTACGACGGCGTAACGGCGATCGGGTCACCGGCGACCCTCACCGAGCGCACCACCCCCGGCTCCGACGACGTCACCCTCAGCGCCGTCACCCTCGCCCAGGTCCGGTCCGGGGACTTCAAGATCCGGTTCACCGCGAAAAAGGCGAACACAACGAGTTCGATCCAGTACTTCGGGTGGGCTCAGGTCACCGTCACCTACAACGCCGGATACGTCGGCGCCGCGACGCTCGCCGAGACCGTCACCCTGACCGCGACCGGCGTCGCGGGCGCTCCGAGCAGCAACTCGGCCCTCGCCTCGACCGTCACCCTGACGGCGACCGGGACAGTCGGCACTTCCAGCGGGTCGGCCCTCGCCATCACCACGACCCTGGCAGCGACAGGCAGCGGCACGATCGCCGTGGATGCCGCCTCCCCACTCACCGTCACCCTCGCGGCCAGCGGCGCGAACCAGCGGTCGAGCGGATCGACGCTCGCGACCACCGTCACCGTCGCGGGCACCAAGACGATCGGGACATCGAGCAACTCCACGCTCGCCCAGACCGTCACCCTCGCGGCCACGGGAACGGTCGGCACGTCCAGCGCCTCGGCACTCGCCATCACCGCGACCCGGACGTCGACCGGCGCGAACACGCGGGCATCCGCATCGGCCCTCGCCGTCACCGGCACCCTCGCGTCGACCGGGGCACGCGGCACCTCGAC